GATCCTCCCGGGACTAAAGGTAACGTGGAGTATGCGGCATACAGCCCGCTGCAGCTCCTGACAGCCAGCATAGTGTGTCGCAAGCTCGAGACAGCCTTCCCTGCGATCAAGGGTCGTTATTTGAGTTTTGAGAGACGGTCACAGGGCAAGACAAGCCCTCCGGGCTACTTCATGCACGACTTCGCCAAGGGTTCGACGCACTTCGATGTGTCTCCTAGTTTCCTGGAGCAAGAGACCTGGGATCGTTTCTGGGACCTCGTAGATTCACATACGCACATCACGACGACAAACGTGTGGAAGCCTCGCCAAAAATACAAATCCAGCGGTGCTGGGGAAGACCTCATCCGGGCTCCCCTTTCGGAAGAAGTTACGAGTAATTTTACCAAACTCCTTTTGGGCCCTTCTCATGATTCAGGAGTGGGGATCGCCCGGGCTTCTATGTCGTCGGATATCGAGAAGCCTGCGGTCAACAATGAGGCTGGAAATCAAGCCGTACAGGAATCACAGAAGGTTTTACAAGAAGCCGCAAACACTTATAATATGACACAGCAAGCGGAAAATCCGCCGGTATCGCGTGTGTCGCGGAACATAGCAGTTGCGCAAGAAATCCAGGCGCAGACATCGGACTACTGGTAATGACGTATGACATTCATTTTCAGCCTGTTCCACGAGGAGAAGTAAGCAGTACGCGTGTCTTCACGTTTGGGTTTCGTGCGGCTTTAAAGGTTAGTGGTCCGCAAGCATTGGTTAACCGATGGGCCAAAACTTTCATGACTCCCAAAGGGAGTAACCCATTGGATAAGAGTGAAGGGACGGCTTTTGGTCGGCTTTTCGGTTCTTCGAACATCAATGCGTTTGCTCGCGGAATCGAAGATGTGGTGTTGCTTTCCATTGAGGACGCTAATGACCAAGTACGAAAGCAAGACTTGGAGGGGTTGTTTCCGGAAGATGAGCGGTTAGCGAATGCTACGTTGTTTCGTTTGCAGACGGTGGAAACGCAGGACGGTGTAGAAGTGTGGGTTCGTATCGTCAATGTTGCCGGACGGGTACTCCCTGTACGGCTTGTTGGCTTAGCAGATAGGTGAGCAGCTCATGGCTGAGATCAACATCACGGAAGAAGACCTGCAAGCTGCTGAGAACTTTCTGGTTCAATACCTGACTGAAAAGGTACCGGACGCATCGTTCGAGCGTGGAAGTGCCATGCGAGATTTCGTGATCAATGCTTTCACGTATATCTTTGCATATATGAAGTATGAAGTGGATTTCAGTAGAATGCGTCAGTCGTTGTTGCGTATTCAGGAACTCACGGACGCTGACGACATCTCGCAAGCTGCAGATGAGATTCTTTCAAACTGGTTCCTTTCTCGTAAGGGTGGGCAGCTCGCAAGAGTAACTGCTCGACTTCATTTCTTGGAGCGCCGAACCTATAACTTGGATCTCGCTACCAAGTTCTGGCGTACGTCTACCCTGGCGTTCTACATTGACGCATTGACCGGGCCCTTCACGATTACTGATGACATGCTCTACCCCGTTTATGGAACGGACGGAGAGCGCATCGATTACATTGTGGATGTCCCTCTCAAGAGTGGGCGTGTCGGTGAGGGTTACAATGTTGATCCTGGTACGTTCATTCGGGTGGACTTTCCCGGAGGTATGCCGTTCTTCACATACGCTGAGCATCTCAATCGTTCCAGCGGAGGGCTGAATGTTGAGGCAACAGATGAGATAATCGACCGGGCGCAGACAGCCATCACGGTACGCAATCTCATTAACAACCGTTCGTGTGACACCGTACTTCAGCAGGAATTTCCTGAGATTCTAGAGACGCTCACCATCGGTATGGGAGAGCCTGAGATGGTCCGGGATCGCCGTACGGAAATCGCGTCACACATTTCTCTCCATACTGGTGGGCATTACGATACGTATTTGGAACTTCCGATGATGACTGTGGAGGATGCGGGTGTGATCGGAGGGTACTTCCAACGTCCGGACAATGTCATCAATATTTTCCGAGATCCGCTTTTGACATACGGGGATGGAACGCCTGGCTCGGATACGCCTTTCACGGATCCGACTATCGACTTGAAGACGGGTGATGTTCTTTACATCCTGGATGGGATGCTAGGAGCTCCGCGTGCCTTTACGATTTTGAGTGTGACGGCCCACGAGCTGGAAGTCAGCGCAGCGGTTCCGTTCACGGAGGCGTCTGACGAGACAGGAAATACAGTCTTGTATTCCGCGGGAGCTATTGGACCGGCGTTCGACGACAAGATCCCTTCTCGTTTTGCGCAGGCGAGCACTAATCCCACATACACAGATGTCCCCGTAGGTACTTCGCGTCACATCAAGTCGCCTGGTAAGATCGTACTGACGGGAAGACCTGTACAGGACATCGAATGGGTGGAGATCACGGATCCCCCCGCGTCGATGAGTCAAATAATCGATCCCACGTCTGGTACCATTGTCTTTCCTGTGCGTGTGAACGCTGATCCTATTGGCCCTATGGCTGAACCTTCGTTGAACCAATATCAAGCCAACGTACGTAATCCGACGTACTCTCAGTCTGCCGAGATGGTAACAGAAATCAATGTGGGGTTCGGCGGTCCTGCGCCTGACCCGGCATACTTCGACGGTTATAACCTTCGAGTAGTGTACAAAACGTTGTCAGGGTTCACTAACATCCACGCATTCGTGGAGAACCAGGATCGTCGAGTTCTTGCTGCGAATCAACTAGCGCGTGCGCGCCATCCTGTCTGGGTCGAGGCGAACATCCCGTACAAGATGAAGCCCACGATGTCCAGTTCGGTGATAGATGAGGAAGCAGCAGCACAACTCATTTCGGACTACATCAACGCCTTCGATCCCAACGACGATTTGGATATGAACGACCTTGCTACGCAGTTCCGCCTAGCATACACCGCAGTGGGGAATGTGGCACCGTTTACGCTCTATTACGATTTCCACGCTCCCGATGGGCAGCTCGTGCGTTTCTCGACGTCTTCGATTGTCTCTATCTTCATCACTGCAGACAATGGCGTAGTGCTTGAGAATAGTGCGGACATTGTTGTGCCGCAGACATTGATTGACCAGGGAATTACCGCTATTGATGACGCGGATTCTTTGAACGCTTGGTACGACTTGTTAGGGGTGTCGGACCGCACGATCAAATACCGGAGCGCTGAGACCTATATCTCGTTCGTGAAACAGGGGTAGACCATGGCTATCACAATCGGCGACTACCCATCGACTCTCCTCTACGGACTCTCGGATTTTTGGCAACGCTTTTTTAGGGATGCCGATGATCTACAGGCGTACTACCAGTCTTCTGAGATCGCATTGGGGGAGGCGTACCTGGACCTTTTGACGTCGGTACTGAACGTCGGAGTCGTTGATACTCCTCTCTTTGATAAAGAATTCTGGCGCCTGTTTGCGATTAAGGAAACCGATCTGCAGTTCATGGCTGGAGTGGCGGCATCTGAGGATCGCTTCATCTATGATATGCCAGGGTCTTCTGTGAACGCGGAGTTTCTCCAGAACACAATTTTTTCTCCTACCATTGAGCTTGAGCGAGATGTGGATTTTGAGGTGCAGGACAATGATGGTTACCTGCGTTTTTTCTCTGATCCTTTCCGTGCTTACCAGGAGTCCGATGGGGAATGGTTTCCTGCTAAGGGGTTAGCGTGGCGTTACGCCAACATCGAGGTCGGTAATAAATTTACGGATCGAAAGCGCGGAAATGTGCATTGGTACGCGGACAGTGACGTCAAGCGTGGCGATACCTTACGCATTCTGGCGTATACGGGAACACAACTCTATGACTCAGGCGGCGTCGCTAACGGGCAGATCACTTACGTTGCTCCGGATATGTTCTTCACAACTGTGGTCGCGTTGTTCGATGCCACCAATGTTGGGGATATCATCAAGGTTAAGAATTCCACGCCCGTCTATGATGGCTTTTACGTAGTAAAGGAAGTGCTCTCGGCGTTTCAAGTTCTTCTTGAGCCTATGTTCTATGGGGTCACTTCTTCTTCGGGTCCTGTTGAGTGGGAGTTCTATAAAGAAGTGTATTACGGAACGTTCCAGGACTACGAGATTGATTACATTGACAAAACGTTCTTAGTTGGGCCAATTGTTGCGCCGTATCCGTTGGATCTGAACCCTACATTGGTGTACTCCGTGGTGCGGGAGCGTGCGGGTGACGCTGTTGTGGGGTATCCCCTTGCGGGTCCAATTCCCCCTCCAGCGTTCATGGACGCTAGTGGAGACCCTCTTAATGTTTTGAAGAACGTAGGCGGAGATCTATACGTAGAGTTGAATGCGTTTACACCGTTCACTTCTGCAATGGTCAGCGCAACTCCCCCTTGGGGAATTACATTGGGGGCGCCTTATAACCAGTCATTTGCGATTGTAGATGTGGCGGTAGGCCCTCCTACGAATGAAGCGAAGCTCGACGTGGATCCTTCCACTTTGGGGTTGGCGGACGGTGATTCCGTGAACTTTGATAGTGGCTGGGCCGTTGCGCAAGCGCCTCCACCGTCGGACCTTAGCGTGCGCCATGTTGTTCCTGGGAGTGTACGCGTTTACGCAAATCGCACGTTTGGAGGGACCGTAGTTGAGAACGAGGACTTCGTTGTTGATTACTATCGTGGTCGCATTATTCCTACCAAGCCGTGGGACGTAGGATCGAGCAACCACGCAAGTTTCCAGTATATGCATGAGGTCTTTTTCTCGGCGGGGGGCGAGACCTTTGAGATGCAAGAGGGACGCGTCAAGGAAATTTCTTACTGGGTGCCGCAAGTCGACGTTGATAATTTTTCGCTGTATTACAACTATGGTTCGATGCTCAATCGCTTTGAAGCGTCGTCTGAGAGTTACAAAGCATTTCTTCGCGGCATCATGCACTTTTACGTTTTTGGTCCCATCTTGAAGCGCACAGAAGCGGCTTTGAACGTGATTGCGGGTCTGCCGTTGGTCCGAGCTGACGGGGAGATTCTGCAGTCTTATAGCGATGGAGTTGACGGGGCTGGAAACGATGGAACGCTCGTCGCCGCGTCTTCACAATTCAACACCCCTACTTACACATTTTCAGAGTTGGATGTTGGTGGTTATGTGGTGATCTCCGATGCTGTAAATGCGGCTAACGAGGGTTCTTTTAAGATCTTGGAAGTGGTCGATGCCAATACTGTTGAGCTTGAGACTACGTATGGGTTCGTTGACGAAACTCCGCTGGACTGGCAGGTAACGCGGTTTTATCAACAGACAGTCGTAACGGACAAGCGCACCTATGCGTACCCCTTCTTGATTCCTTTGCGTCCTGACGTGATGGATTCCGACAACTACGGAGTTCTTACGTTTAACGCGTTTGAGCCTTTGACGCTTGCGTTCACGGTTGTGGACTACTTAGAAGACCCGACTTGGTGGCATAACGAATACATTCCGGAAATTCTTTGGAAGGGGCAGCCTGCGATCCGTAGACTTGCGTCTACGAGCTTGGTTGATAACGTATTCTTTCCGAGTGACGATGCGCGCGTGGGTGATCCAGGATTATATTATGGTGCAGACGATGAGGGAAATGTGACTGTCGCTGATTCTGACTATCGGCATACTGTCGCGTTTGTGCTTTTTGACCGGTATCTGAAGATGCACATGTTCAACATTGAGATCGACGAGAATCTCGAAATGGACGCAGAATTTCGTCAGGATCTGGACGAGCTCATCCTTGTGGCTAAGCCTTCCTACACGTATCCGTATGTGCGCCCCGGGCAGTTCTTCGAGGATTCTGCTGAACTCTGGGATCTCCTGGAGTGGTACTTGACTCAAGAACTCAGTGACACCGTTGAAATCGCGGATAATTATTTGACGTTTGGATCGTTCCTGACGTTCGGGGATTTCTATACCTACAATGAGTACACGGTAGTTCCTACCGGAGTCGTGTCTCCTCCTCCGCCAGGGCCGAGTCCGCCGTTACCCATTGCCCCCAACGAGCACATTGTTCGGGTTAGCTTGGACGCTACGGTTGACGGCGGTGTTCCTGTAGTTGAAGGGACGCATTACACATTTGACTACGATCCGACGTCGCCTACGGCGTGGACATTCACCCCAGATGTGCTCTCGTTTTCGTGGGATCCGGGCCCGATCAATTTTTCGGCGTTGGTGGTACCGACTGACAACATCGCACCTCCTCCGCAGCCGGATACACGACTTGGCTATACACCCATTTTCTTTGGAGGTTTAGAACCTCTTTATGTACGTAAAGGTCTTCCGGGGCCTCCTGTTGGATCGGAAGAGATCGACCGTGCAATCGAAGTAGAGATTGATGATGGTGGTTTGTCCTATATTTATCCGTAGGGTCATGGTAAAGTACCCGAGTCGCTGTCAGCGAGGGCTCTAATGTATGAGATTTTCAAGAAGTTCGCCGAAAGGTTTAACAAGAGTGGCGCGATTCCGCACCGGGATGTTGCGCAGCTTTACGGGCACATTGAAGTCAGTGTTTTCGATGCGGCTCGCGGGGGTAAGCGGGTTTACCACGTAAAGAAACGGAATCAAGTGGTGAACACTGGGCGTCAAGCAGTTCTCGAAATGCTCACGCAGTACGGAGCCGGTAGTCCGGGGCAGCAGAACCCCAATTATAATCAGCTTTGGTCTTTGGGTGTCGGGACTGACGGTACGCCCCCTACGGTGAATCAGACAAGTCTCGGGGCTGAGGTTTTGACTAAGGTGTTTGCACGCCCAACAGAAGTCTTGTACGTTCCAGATCCGACTTTTGAGATTCACTGTTCAATGACATTTGCGACCACCGAGGCCAATGACCCTTCACCACTTCAAGAGGTCGCAATTTTCACTCGTGGCGATAACGACGACCCGTATGTCGCGGCGGACCGGTTGTTGTACGCCCGCCAAACGTTCTCTCCGTTTGTCAAGACCAACACCATGACCGTGGTGTTCAATTGGATTCTTGGTATGACGGTGGCCTAGGAGGAGCGCGCAATGGGAACGCAGAGAGTTAATTACCGTCAAGGTTCCGACACCGGTGAGCGGGATGACGCTAACGCAATCAGTCCGATCATAGACGGTGAGCGTGTAAACGCAGCGACTTCTAATCGCCCGGGTGAGAATATCCGGAGTCGTACAGAGTCTGCGAGATCCGACCTTGAAGACCAGATGTATCTGTCTGATACGGACATGCGTTGGATTATTCGGGGTGGGCATATCGCATCGCCCGGACCTCCTAGCCCAGATTATATGCTCAGTGAGAGTGTGGCGTCGGTTACAGAATGGTACCCCGCTAGTAGTGGGTCTGGGAATCCCCCTTGGCACACTGCAGATCCGGAGCGTGGGTACTTTACGGTAGCTCCAGACGCTCCTGATTTGGGGATTGTCTTAGAGGGGATACTGTCTACGGCAGCGGATTTCCCCCACGTATTAACATTGTTTGCGGAGAATAACCTACCTCCCCGCACGTATGAATTCACGCTTACTTCTCGGTATCAGGCGGCAGAAGGCGGTGACATTATTCGTCTGCGTTGGCGATACGAGGATGATACTTTAACCCCCTTCCCATCGGGGTATTTGAGTGTGTACGCCACGGGAGATCCCATTCACGTGATCAATGTGGATGTCGCAGGAGACGGCACCGTGACACTCGAAGATGTGCGAGCCGCCTTAGAAGGGGATCTTGATATTACAAATCTCGTGTCAATTCCTATCTTGGGAACTGGGGACACGGGAACGGTTATTGACGTTGCCGATGTTGCTGCACCTCCTGCGGGTGAATTCATATTTGATAAGGAGTACCAGCGTGAGCTGCACCTCATCTCGAATGTCGCGTTACAGGCATTCTTTAATATCAATCCTCCTACCGCTCCTTACCCCTTCCCCAACCAGCTCAAGGACGGAGACACGTTAGGGATTTACTACCCGTACATCAAGGATCCCGAAGCGTTCTTTGGTCCGCACGCGGACCCCACTAAGGTTGGGGGACGAAGACAAGCAACGCTTACTAATAATGCACTTGCGGCGGTTGTCGAAACGGATTCTTCGCAACTTTTCAACAGCACATACGAGCCTGAAAAAGTCGCGCAGGGTATTCCGATCTGCAAGCGCATCGGAGACGACCTGATCTTCATTGACGGTACGATAGTGAAGGGAGAACTCGACCCGTTAGATCCGCTTTATCCGCCAGACGGTGTCCGCTTTGGCGAGCATGGATACACGCTGGAGCGCATCATGCTGGGCGCTTCCAGCATCATGGTTACCCTCACCGAAGATTGGTTCGGTGCAGTACCTCTTAGCTCAGGATCCCCCGCGTCAATCCAGGACGTGATTAACGCTATACTCAAAGACCTGGCAGGTACTGGAAGTCCTGAAGGGTCCGAGTTGATTGGAAGTCAGGGTAATGCGGGCGGAGGCGTGAGTGCACTGATTACTTCGTTAGTAGCGGGCAGTCTTTGGGGGCAATTGATTGCGTTGCAGGCAGGACAAAATGCGCGCGCAGCTCTTGGATGGGACGAAACTGTTACTGGGGAGTGGTTATTTCAAAATGTTCAAAATTTCCAACAGGAACAGTTTTTCGATTTTCCTCCGTTAGTACCTGTTTCCCCTTATTTACGAGGGAAGGCGGCTACGGCAACTGAGTCCTATGAAGTGACGTTGGGAACTTGGAGTTATTACCATAGTAGTCAGGGAGACTATTATACCGTAGGATTAGCTCCCAATGTTGTTCCGGCAGGTACATGGACTGTTGCACCGCAGAGTGTTCCGGGAACTCCTGGTAACGCTATGTTTTTTGGTAAGACGGACGACGGATGGGTGTTCTATTTATTTGAAGGAGTTCTTGCTGGAGATATAATTTCGAATTTTGATGTGGCTTGTACCGCTAAATACGAGCTTACAAAAAGCGGGGGACTCTGGTATCACAATTTCAAAAGTGATCGTTATAATTTCGATACACCTAACGGAGGAGTACTGGGAGGGGATTGCTTTATAGGAGGTAAGCTCACGGTTAACGGCGGAACCTTTGGTTCTCCAAGTTATTTTAACGGGTCTGTCGATGTTAGCCCAGTAGGAGGAGCACATCTTACATTTGGGGGGCGGTCGTTTAACGGGCCAATTCATGGACTGGAAGCCAAGTTTGAGTCAGTGTCCCCAACGATTAATCGGTTAGAATTTCATGCTGGTTTTGGGCTAGTTACGGGTCGCGGAATTCGAGTGGTTGCGGATAAGCCTTATCCGGATGCTGTGGGGCAGTTCATGCCCAGCACCGCACTTCCGGTGTCCTTCAACGAGAGTAAGTTTTACTATGTGTGGGTAGACCCAGATGGTGAATTTTGGTTGGACGATATTGGACCTGTTTGGAATTCAACATACGGTGCGTATTTAGTGGATGCGTCACAAGTTATCGCTCCATATAGTGTTTATGAATACGCATTAGTGGATATCGTATGGAGTGTTGAGGGTAATACGCCTGGGACTATTCGGTTTGGTACGTGTCCGGATCTCGGAGGAGGGAGGCGTTACTGGCAGGAGGTTGATACGGGTACCCCGATGGAACATCAGGTAACAGAGCGGGAAACCGTGTGGATTAATGCGGGAAACACGGATTTTTCGAACAGAGACTTAAAGGTAGCTGGAGGTGTGGGTGTACGCAATCCTGGAGTTCCCCTAGCAGTTACTAAGACCGCGATATTGAAGTTGCACGCTGAAGGACGACACACATCTTCGAGTCCTACGGATTTTATTAACGTCGTTGCTCAGGTTGTTAATTTGGCTAATGTCTATCAACCACCAATCCCTTCTCTTTACCGCGGTGCGGGATACGCTGCAGTACACGTGAATGGTTATATGGAATACGGCACAGAACCCTCGGAAAGGGTTATGTCAGGAATTTTACAAGATGTTGTAGTTGACGCTGTAGGTGGAGGACAGGTTCGTTGTGGTGTAGAATCTGATGCTTCTGGGAACGTGTTTACCGAGGCGTATGCTTCGATTCACCATTGTGGTTTTATCTGGGATCGAATGAGTAATCCGCAAATCCCTCAGTAACTTATTAGGTAATTGGTGCCTTAATATCCGAAGGCGACCCCGGGAAAATAATAGCAAATCCGCTCGGACCTGCGTTTAGCCACGCGGTGATTGCAGCAACTAGTGTAGCTTTCGCGGAAGATTGTTCAGGTATAGGTGTGTTGATTCCTGATGTGAAGTTCGAAAGGGGTACGAAGATACTCGCGCTTAGCGCCGAAGTAAAGAACGCACTTACGGGTCCGGCGTTGAAAAATGCGAGTATTGCGGCACCGATGGCGTCGGATACTGCAGGTCCCGAAGCCAAAGCAAAGGCTCCTGCGATTCCTCCCCTCAGCGCGTTTTGTGCCGAGGGGAGGTCGCAAGTTGGTTGAGTGATGGGAACGCCGTTGGAGACGCCCCCTTTTATGTAAGGGATGAACGCGTCCACGAACCCTTTAGCTTGTTGGTCAATGGACTCTTTCGGGGGGTTCTCCGCGGCTATGAGTCCGTTGATAAACGCTGACTGGACGAGTGGCATCTACTCTCGGATACTGTTGAGCGGGACAGCCTGTACCGGAACGAATTTACCGTTCTCCTTGTGGAGTGTCAGTTTGAACCCTTTAGGTCCGCGTTGACAGTTGTCGCAGATGTACCCCACCAGTTCTCCCTGGTGATGGATTTCTACCGCTTCCGGTCCTTGAATTCCATCACAGCCTTCGAAGAGGCATGTTAGTTGTTTCATTTTAACGGTCATGAGCAAGCTCCTGTGTTGTATGAACAGTTGGGACAATCGTAACAGGTTGCCCCTATTTTTCGCAACTGTGATCCGCAGTGTGGACAAGGTTCGGATGCGAGATCCAGGTCTTCGTCCATAGGAGGAGGCAACATTGAAGGGCGTTCGTTTGTTATGTTTTTGCCTTCATCTGTCAGAAATCTCCAACGAATCCATTTAAAGACGTATCCGATAATGGAGTTCGCAGATGGGATGTTAGGATTGTTGGTCCATCCTGAGGGCGCAAAGCGTGTACCTTCAAACCGAGAAACGAGTTCTTCCAGGGGAATTCCGTACTGAAGCGCAACAGAGACAAGAGTGGCGAAAGCATCCAGTAGCCCATTAACAGTGGAGCCGTGTCCGGCCATACGTAGGAAAAGTTCCCCAATTTTTCCGTCGGGGTAAAAACCTACGGTGATGTATCCCTTATGTGGTCCAATGTGGAATTTGTGCCCTTTCTGATCGTGCTCGTCAGGTAAGGACGTGCGTTCAGGGGCGGGGAAATCATCATCGTTTTTCTGTGTCAGTTCCCGCACGCGTAGGGGCTCGCTCATCTTACTACCTTCTCGGTAGATAGTGATGCACTTCACTCCTCTTTCCCAGGCTTTTAGGAAGGTGCGTTCAACGTCTTCAACGGTAGCTTCTCGCGGCATATTAAACGTCTTGGAAATCGCACCTGACAGGAAAGGCTGCACGGCTGCGCACATGTTGATGTGTGCGTCTACGGATAGCCTCCTAGTCCCTATAGGTAGCGCGCAATCGAAAACCGAAAGGTGTTCATCTTTCAGGTTGGAATTTTCAAAGTGACCGTGTTCTCTCATGTACTCTAAAAGCTCTTCTTGATCTTCGGGGTCGTATTCGAGAGCCTGGAGCGCGGATTCGACATTGGGGTTCACGTATTCCATAATGTCGCCTCCGACCAGTGTTTTTGTTTTCCGAAGTCCGATGTCCGGTTCTACTCCTGTAGTAGCGCAGTCCATCATGAAAGAGATCGTACCGGTAGGGGCGAGTAACGTAACCTGGGCATTTCGAAATCCCTTGTTCTTTTTGAAGGCTGTTCCGATGGCTTCTCTCCACGCGCTGATAGCTTTACTGTGTAAACCTGCTACATCTTTTCGTAGCTTTACGGTAGCAGCTTGCTGCCGTCGGAGTACGTCTTCCATGGTGGTTTTGTTGTCCGAAAAACGTTCGAAGGGCTCCAGGTGTGTTGCGATCTCGGCGCTTGTTCCGTAGGCGTAGGCGGTCATGCAGCTTGTAATCGCGGCGGCTACGTCGCGTCCTTTCGGGCTGTCGTATCCGAGGCCCCAGGACATCAAGAGACCTCCCAAGTTAGCGTAGCCGAGACCCAGAGTTCTGTAGCTATGACTATTCTTCTGGATAGCTTTTGTGGGATAGCTTGCGAGATCAACGATGATATCTTGAGCAGTGATGAAGAGGCGCACCACGTGTTTGAAGACTTTACTGTCAAACTGGTACTTTTCTTTCGAGAATCGGCACAAGTTGAGGCTGGCTAGGTTGCAAGCCGAGTTGTTAAGCCATACGAATTCCGAGCACGGGTTCGACGCAACGATCTCACCGTCGCCCGCGCACGTGTTGTAGGTGTTGATCGTGTCCCCGAATTGGAGACCCGGATCGCCACACTTATGCGAAGCTTCAGCTATGGCTCGAAATAGTTTTTGTACAGACAGGGTTTCGGCTACTCCCCCATCTGTCCTATTTAAGGTTTGCCATTCTACGTCGTTTTCATAGCCGTGTAGTATATTCCGGACCTCTTCCATGAACGCATCTGACACGCGTACCGAGTTGTTCCCTGACTGGTGTTTCACAATTCCGTAAGCACTCTCAGGATCGGCGAAGTCTGTAGACATTCCTGCGAGTGCCAGGATTTGTACGATGTCTTCTTGTTCAGCTTTGGAGGTGATGAATTTCCAGATGTCAGGATGGTCCACGTCGAGAATTACCATCCGGGCGGCACGGCGTGTACGTCCGCCGCTCAGGATCACATTAGCGAAGGCGTCGTAGCCGGACATGAAGGATACAGGACCTGAAGCGTGACCTCCTCCACGAATGTGCTCATGCGAGCCCCGAAGAGGGGAAAGATTTACGCCCGAACCTGAACCATCTTTGAAGATCATTCCTTCCGTTTTGGTGAGGTTGAGAATTGATTCCATGCTGTCATCTACCGAATTGATGAAGCATGCAGAGCATTGGGGTTTTTCGACTCCTGGAACGCCGAGGTTGAACCACACCGGGCTATTGAACGATCCGTATTGCCCGTAAAGCGCCAGTGAGAGCTCGTCTCCAAAAATCTTGCCGTTCTCTTCGTCAAAGTAGCCTTGCGCTACACCGCCTTCTACCAGGGCGTTGATTACGCGTTCCACCATTTGTCGCACACTGATTTCAGTATGTTCGGTTACTCGCGACTGTCGGAAGTACTTACTTGCTACAATCTTGCAAGCGTCATGGGACCAGGAAGACGGGAATTCCGCGTCCAAGCATTCGTAGAGTACTTCTCCCGTCTTGTTGTTTTTGATGATGATGTCGGTCTTTGACCACTCGACTTGTTGATGGGCGTCAACATTGTCTTGAGACAAGAGTCGCGTGAATTTGAGCATTTCTCGAGCTCCCTTAGGCTAGATGTTGTCAGAAGATTTCGTAGAAATCCGGCGTTTTACTTTCGGATTTCTTATACCATGGATTACTTCCATCTGATACCGCTTCAGCAGAGAATCCTCAGCAAGTGCGCGGGCTAGGTGCGCTAACCATATAGCGTCAGCCTCATCGTCGTTTAGGGTTATTTCCCACTCTCGCATCGCTGCTTCGATCATGCGTTCTTTGGACGCTCCTCCATTCCCTGTGGCGTATTTCTTTAGGCGGGTCGGTTCGACAAGTTGGATGTCGGGGCAGAAATCACTCGCGCATACTGCAAGTACTCCCCTTAGCTGCCCCAACGCATCTGCACGGTTAGTGGCAGCGTAAGCAGCGTCTTCAATACACACTTGTTTGATTGGCCCGTAGTGTGAAGTGATGAATTCCAGGTGAGTTCTGAGCGCATCGCGGTACCACTTGAGGCGAGGTATCTCCCGATGCTTTCCAAAAATCGTGAGCGTGCGGCGTATTCCGGTTGCGAGAATTGCGAATCCCGTCTTGGTGAGTGACGGGTCTATACCAACATAGCTTGACTGTAAGGACCCCATGTCCTACTATTTTTTACAGAAATTCTCAGCGAGGTCAATGCGTTATGGCACAGCTTACAGTTGAGTTTATTCGAGACACTCTCTCGGACGGCTTTTATTTGGGCGTGGATGTCTTAAGTGGGGTAGATGTCGATCCTGTGTGTATTGTCGTGCGTAAGGGTGCAGCTAGCACGCCTGAATACATTGCGCGTATCGCGACTTTAACGGACTTAGCGGGAATACCGGCGGCACCTGTTGTAGCAGGATACAACCAGTTCTACAGTCAAGAGTTCGACCTAGTTGTACCTGTGGCGGGTGACTACATCCAGTTGGTATCTCCTCCGGGCTTGTGGGATTACCTAGGGTATGTTCCGGGTACGTACCATGAGGTTGCGGCGTATGACCCGGTACATAAAGTGTGTGAGGTAGTTCCTGGTGATGAGTTTCCTGCGTACGCTGGACGCTTGTCATTTGCGCTTTTTGATTCAGGGCTACTTCCCAAGGGGTCGTTCGTGAGCGCGGGTGCGGCTACCCTCGATGTGTACGGGGGCGCTTGGGATGATGAACTCTATTATCGGTTACAGACAATCCACACATCTATTGAACAGCTGCAGGACGCCATCAACAAGTTTGTATCGTTGCAAACAGAAGCCCAGTCACTCGTGGACAACACTGAGACGTACCTGGATGAGTACGAGGGTACGAGTACGGAGATCTACACGTGAGTGTACGCATAGACCTTAAACAAACGAAGACCGTCGAGGCGGGTCCTGTTTACCGAGTGCTCAACCAGGTGACGTATGCTGAGAATATCCCTTCTCAGATCTTTGTACACGATACTGAGACGGAAGAGTTCGTGCATGTTGCCACGGTGTGGGATCTTCAAACTTACCCGTTTACTCGAGACGAGGCCATCAGCGGACTCATCCCGTATTACTTAGCGGCACAATGCACGAAGGATTATTCCGACATCCAGTCCGCATTGGACTTCACTGCTCACGTGTACAGCCGTGTAGAATGGCTTGTACGCGATTACGAGACGGCGAACGATGTCTTTGAGGGCGTGCTCACGCACTCCATCACGAGTTAGCCATGGCCAACACAGAAATATCCCAGACACGTGAGCAGGTTCTTAACGCTGCGGGTGAGCAAGTTTACCGCGTAATTTCGGTAGTGGCTGCCAAGGGGGATTTGCCACACCAGAGTATTTTTGTGTTGTCCATTAATGATGCCTCCGATCCTACGTCGGATACATTCCTACGCGTAGCGTCACCTTTCGATCTCACGAACCTCTACACTGATAGGCCAACGGCGATTGCGAATAGTGCAACGATTTTCCTTTCTCCCTACGTGAATAATGACTATTCGGATCTTGAAGTGGCGATGCAAGCGACGCAAGAGATCGATGGGCGTGTAAACACGTTGGTAACAACTTGGCAGACGTATTTCGGAGAGTTCTACACTCCCACATCAGAAACGCTTACGTTTCCCAATTTCGATCCAAGTTACGTGCAAGAACTCAAGGCGGCATACGCAGCAGCTAAAGAGGCGAGAGAGACCGCTGAGTCGGATCTTGAAGACAAAACGACCACCCTTACAGATGCCGAGGACGCGCTTGCTGATGCGGTTGGAATGGTTGAGCTCTTCGCATACCTGGTGCAGGTTTGTGACAAGCTCATGCCTGCAACTACGGGCTACTGGGCTATTTTGAATGCTGAGATTACGAGTTACGTTGGCGGAACTAATAGTCTGTTTAACGCTATGAAGACTGCGTACGAGGTGTGGTCTACTATTCCATGGGTGCCCTCGTCCCCTCCAGCCCCGACAGAAGATTATTTTGATATGTATAACGCGCTAAACGCGTGGTACGGCACCATCAAAAATGATTGGGAAACTGTCGGTGTTCCGCAGGTAGCAAATGTCACTGCTACTCTCACGGACGCCTGTAATAACGCATCCTCGGAGTATACCAGCGCCCTCAACGACCAAACCAATGCCGCGTCGGATGTCGCTGATGCTCAGGAAGCAAAAGATAAGGCGACCGCCACACTGGCGGCCGCCCAAGAAGCGGAAGACGCAGCTCTCGCCGCGGTAGTGGCGGTGTGCCCGGACTTCGATCCTGCGTCCGTCTAGTAGTAGGAATTCTTTTTACAGAGCTCGTGGGACTGACGTTCTTGGTAGATGAAGTTCTGGAAGTTCCTGTAGATGTCCTTGAGTGTACGTATGTGCAATTTCCAAGGAAGGAGTCCGCCTCCACGGTTGTAGTTTCTCCAGCGGTACGTTGCCGCTAACTCCCCGTCGTACGTAGATTCGATGTAAAGTAGCGTGTAGCTCGTGCGTTTCCAGCCGTTATGGTAGATAGGGCTGTGGTTACGCTGAGCAAGTTCTAGTAGGACGGCTTTTTCATTTGTAGACATACGTCGATAAGGAGGTTCTATCAGAGTAGTCTTGTACTTTTCCAGAAATCGTCGAGCAGCTTGGAAGCCCCCGATTTCTCGCATGTAGTTCAGCGGTGAGGTTTTGGGGTTGATTGCGAAGATCAACCGGTTGCGGTGGACTTTCAACGTGCCGTAGCATTTTCGCCTCTCCACTCGTTTGTCAAGTTCCCCACTGTTGGCAAGCAAGAACCGGAGTTCTGGTCCGGTGAAGGGTACGTGTACTCTTTTGACGATGTTCTTTGCGATCTCTAAAGTGCTCTCATCATAGTATCCGTTACACCAGCGAGGAGCGCTTCTGTATTCACCCCAACAGGGCTCCTTCATCGAGCATTGAGAACACACACTTTTCTGGAATTGAGCGTAGCGACTGCGTTCGGATGCGCCTTTTTGCCTCTTTTCCAAATTCGCTCCTACGAGAGTGAAGTCGTGTTCTTTGATGTTTCGGTGCGCCTCGGGCACGCCTACGTTAGATGTCAGGGTAGACCCGATAGCCCGAAACCTACCTATTTGAGTTTTCCAGTACTGTGTGCGCTCCCAATAGTCTTCGATATCGAGGTCGGGAGCGGGAGTCTGAGCGAGTGCGCCCAAGCTCATGAGCGGACACGCCCCCCCACCTTCCACTTTTACCGGGCAACTCGTACACCCATCGATATACTTTTCTGGAAAGCTGCACCGATTTCGGATGTCAATGCCATACACGTATTCAGGGACGCCGTTAGTCATGAGCGTTACAGGGAGACGATCCGAGTCGTTCAGCGCACTACGGCACACGGGATCTGCTTCGTTAGTCGCGATCAAAAAACGCGATTCATGATCGGATGGCCCGTACCTGTACTTTGCGCAGTGGTTTATGAAAGGGAGGATCATGAAGGTGTCACCGAGGTACTTTTGGGTTTGGGGGTCCTCTGCGATTTCTCGGTGAAGTTCCCTATCAGTCAAATCAATATTGGCGGGAGTTCGTGCAAACAGCAAACAGCACGGCACCCCCCGAGAGAGGTACCGGCTGTTGCTGAGGCACGCCGCCGTGAACACGTATTCCACGTCGGTTTTATTTATCATGAGCTTTCCAATTGTCGATGGCCACGTCGAGTTCCGCTTTCAGTTTATCCCCCTTGTCCGAATGGACTTGGCGAATAAAGCTGACTTTACCTCGTAAATACTGCAAGAGCTCTTCAGGAGTCGTCATCCCAGCGCGTTCGTGCTGGGTTTCGATCCCGCTAACCATGCAGTTGTGAACAATAGCGCGGATACGTAAGTATTCGTTGTACTCGATGTTGGGTTTTTGGTTCATCACGATGCCGAGCATCTTCCTGCGGTAGAAGGCGCTCGCGATCCGAGTCTTAGCACGATTTATCTTGTAACCAGACGACTCGACAATCTGAGTTACGTCTTTGGCGATCTCCTTTTTCTCTGCTGCGGGAATGTCTTGTCCGCATGTGATGGTGAGGTCATCGGCGTACCTACTGTATCGCCAGTCCCACGGGGACTCTAGTCCTTCTCGCTTGTTCCGGTCGTTGAAATATTCGAGGATGCGCTGGTCGAATCGGTGGTTTGCTACGAGGTTGCAGATTGCTCCGGATGTAGGCGCACCTTGAGGAGTACCGTGAAAGAACTGTTGTCGCGGTGTTCCCCTGTATTTATCATCATCAATACCCTTGGAATTTTTAATGGGGACGGTCATGAGGTTCGCTAGAAGTCCGCTGACATGAAACGAGTACCCGATGGACTGGAAGTAGTGACGAATCCAAGCCCGTCGGGTACTAGGAAAGAAGTTCTTGAGGTCCATCTTGATGTAGACACCTTGCTTGGGGCACGTGTGCTGTTGGGGTGTCTGACCTTTGGGTGCAGTGTCGCAAATATCACAAGCGGGGATGTGCCGGGAAACTGCGTCTACAATGGAGCGACTGGGGCGGTAAGCAGTTACATGGTCTCCTAGTTGTTCCTGGAGGGGAAGCAGCAGCCGCGCGTGCAGGCGGTGTAAGAAGACTTTCATCAACGGAGAGGGTGCGTGAATGATCCGTTTCTTCCCATTGCTTTTGGGAATGTGGAACACCTTGTATTGATCACTCTTATTTTGGAGGAGGTGCCACATGGTCTTGTTCCGGAATCCTATAAAGAACGCCAGGGTACAGTCGTCCAGGAGGAGGAATTCCGTATCCGGAACGGTGATTGTTTCGAACGTGCTCTCTGTGAATCCGTAGGTCATTCGATCTCGCCTCCTCCCTTTATCGAGGTCTCCACAACTTCGCGGAACTCCTCGTCTACGGGAAGGCGCGTGAGCTCGATGTTTCTACGACAGCGAGCTTGGCCGGGTGTGCATTTGTTGGCGTGATAGTCTGCGACGTGTTTACAGATCGCGCAGATGACTGGAATATCTTCCTTGGGAGTGTGTAGAAAAACTGTAGGCATCGGGACACTTAAGTTGTGGATGTCGGATACCGCGTGTGACAACGTATAAGCCAGCCGTACCTTGCGCGTGACAGGTTTCTTACTTTCAGGGTCGATTTCTTTATCACGCGCAAGATACGTTGGAACTACGAGGAGCCATTCTCCTTCCTCAATTTCCTTGATTTCGGGAAGGTTCCCATCGGTGATACGCTGCCACTTCAGGGCGTCGTTGTCACGTTTCAGACCGATTTTACGCTGCGACTCGAAACGGATACGGTTGAGCGACTTCTTAATGACGTCGTCAACCTTCAAAATCAAGCTGTACCGAAACAAGCTTGTTGCTAGTTTTCGGTGAGTTTTGGGAATTAGGTAGAAACGGTCGAAAGGGAAGTACTCAAAAGTCTGCGTACCTCCGTCCAACCGCAACTGCTTCAGTTTGACGCAGTATATTTCGGCCATGGTTGTGTCCTTGTGGTCTAGTCGTCTGAATCGATTTGCAAGACGATGCCTCCCATGTCATCGTCTTCTCGTCCGTCTTCAGTAAGAACCCAGACGAAGGGGCAGGGAGGAGTGAGCTCGGGCATGGGGCCGCTCCCATTTTCACTGCTGATTGGCGCATAGCCATCGGTGAAGTGGATGAAAAGATCCGTCTTCGGAAGGCGCTGCTCGATTCTCTCGGCGTCGGGTTCCCAGTCCTGCTCGGTGTCAAGTTCGAGCATCCGCTTGAACGGGGGCCGGAAGTCCGTACCCCCGTAGCCGTGACGCGTGCAGTGATAGGAGACTTCGTCGTCGGGTTCGATGAGGAACTCCCTCTGGATGGCGGCGTCGTAGAGGAGCACGCGGGTCGTCACTGTCTGGTGCATCTTCATCAGTCCCTGGATCTCTGACATGAACTTCCGGAAGTCCTCGTCGGAGACGGAGCCGGAGGTATCGATGGCTACGGTGACGAAGAATTCGAAGTCCTTCTGCATCCCGGGGAACGGTTCGATCCCCATGCCGTCGCATCCCGCGAGGATGCCCATGTGCGGCCATGCGGTAGACTCGTCCAGCTTGGAGGAGACGGAGGAGCGCAGGAGGTTCTTGAAGACCTCGTGCCAGGGGATCGTGGGCTCGGAGAGCAGTTCGTCGATGACTGCCTGCATCGATCCCGGGATTGTTCCCCGGCTCTTGACTGTCTGCTGAGCGGCCTTCTTGACGATCTTCTTGGACTCGCGTTTGGCGCGTTCTTTGATGCGCTCGATCTCGGCATCAGTCATCTGGTCCGCCATCTGCTGCCAGTCGATGTGCTGGGGCATCAGGTTCTTCCGAATGTCCTTGAGCCATTGAGGCGCCTGGTTGACGGGGTGTTTCGTATCGTCAAGCGGGCTCTGGCCGCCACTTCCTCCCCCCTGACCTTGTTGCTGATTGTCTTGTCCTTGACCCTGTCCCTGTCCCTGTCCCTGTCCCTGTCCCTGTCCCTGTCCCTGACCGTCGCTGTTGCTGTCTCCGTCTTGAGGTTGCCCGCTTCCAGGCATCGGCAGTGGGATGCCGTAGACTTCGATGATGGCGTTGCCTCCCCCGTCGGTCTCTTGCTTGTTGGGGTCGTAGCCGTCCCCTTTGCACTTGTCGATGAGCATGGCCAGGTATTCTTCGAACGACTTGCTCTTGGGGAAGCCCCAGGGCTCGTTTTCGGGGAACTGCAAGTGTTTTTTGTGCTCGCGGAAGTTGGCGAGCTCCACGAGTGGGCGCAGTGCTATGTCGTTGGCCGCGAAGTCTTGCGCAATGTTGATGAGGGGGAAGAGTTGGTTCCACTGGTAGTTGTTGGCGCTGCAGATTTGCTTCATGTGCAGGCTGCGCTCGATGTGCGATAGGACGATGTGCACGGCTTCGTGGATGACGACCATGATGCGCAGCGGCATCGGGATTTTGCTGAAGAATTCCGGGTCCCAGAGGAACATGAATTTCCCTTCACGAGTGAGGGAGACCGCGGCGGTACCGATGCCGGGAGCCGCACGACGGCCACAGCCGTTCAGGATGCGGCCCCAGAAGTTGTTTCCACCTCGGGGCGAACAGGCCCACTGGAGTACCTGAGAAAGAGCTTCTGCGGGGTTTTCTGCGCTTTGCATTCCGTTGCCTCCTAACGTATAATTGGTTGTGTTTCACTACCCCAGAGGTTGAGGGACAGATATGACAACTATTCCGTATGACCAAACATGTGATCCTGGATACTCGCATCTTCGAGTGGTGCTGGACCGCTTCCCTGAGCTCAAGGAAGTGGCCAAGACCGCCAACATCGATGACAACGAGTTTTCGAATCTTCCGGACGACTCTTTTGCATGGCCTGGAAAGCGTCGTTATCCTCTCCACACGCGAGAACACACTGCACTCTCTTTAGGTTATCGTAAGTTGGCAGGCGCGGTGCCAACTGAGGTAGACCAGATGTTGGAGAAGGCAGCGTCCGTGTATGAGATCGATCCCTCGATCTTTGAGGTCTCCGAGGCTGAAAAAACAGCGTCGGAGGAACGTTACGTTTTCCCAGAAAAACAGCGATTCCTGGTGAAAACAGCTGAGGATGTGAAGCTTGCGGAGCAACGCATCCGGGAAGTATACCCCCAGCTCACTGTTGAAGATCGTGCTGAAGGTTTGTTCAATCTCTGCAAGTTCGCAGAGGAATTGGGTGTTACACTATCTCCTTCTACCGAGAAACTAGCGGGATTTACGCTGACCAGTACTCGAAAGCTCAAGGACTGGTTGGAGGCGCGTCAAGAGGTTACTCGAGGTCGAGTTTACGGAGACGCGTTTGCCAAGTTGGCTGAATCCCTGGAGGGTGTCGCTCCTGAAATTCATGATCGGACGTTCCAGGTTGAATTGGCTTCCGCGATTCACGAGCTTGACAAGGAGGCAGGGATTACCAATCTCTATGGGCGTAAGCTCCCTGATCCTATCCAGACGGTATTCAATTCGGAGAAGCTAGCAGCGAATACTTTGGAGTTCGGTACCGGTATGATGCTGGATAAGAACAAGCTCGCGGCTCTTCCTCTTTCATTTTGGAAGGACCTCTTGGGGGACAGCATAGCAGCTGAAATTTCCAGTGATGGTGAAACCGTCAATCCTGAGGCTCTGATGCAGCTGCTCCCCACGTTACCCGCTGACGTCAAAGCCATCGCACAGAAGCAACTAGCGTCGTACGTATGATTGAAGCTTTGGAAAAACTGGGGAGTAGCATCTCAGCTATCCCTGAGTCCCTTCCTGAAACGTCCCGAATTCGTTCTATAGAGTTTCTAAAGAACGCGGACGATAGTCGGTGTGCTGCGGTATTGTACGCGGCTGCGCGGAACGCTTACAGTTTGGGTTTGCTGTCCTGGGAACCTGAAACTATCTGGCTTACGATGGAAAAGGATGGCATTGACCTGGGACTTGTGAGTCGAGACAAGTTGCTGGCAGTTAACGCTCTCATTGTTAATCCGCAATTCTATTGGGACCACCTCGTATTTGAGAACACAGTGCACGCGTTCGTGGGGAACATCAGCAATCCTGACGTAATACAGGAGTGCCATCCCTCGGAGATGGCATGGACTGTGTACGAGGCTGACGTAGTACGAGGGATGGACCCAGAAGGCAAGGGCGATGCCGAGTTTGATGAGGATGTGCAGCAGTACATCGCTGTTTGCCTGAAGCGAGCAGGCTTCATTTGCGCGCCAGTAAACCTGGAATTCGCGGAGGATAACCTCGTAGAGCTCCAGCCAGATGAGTCAAAAAATTTACGAAAAGAAGTTCAAGATGCTTGGGCGAAGTTGGATAAGGGGGCCCTCCGGAATACCCAGTTCGCGGAGGACCCCCTCGGAGTGAACTTGTCTCGGCTCGCAGGAACCTACGTTTACGTAGAGGACCTCGCGAAATCCATGGGACAGGACTTCCTGGAGCTCAAGGGAGTTTGAACTCTGGAGTGATTTCCAGCCCCATGTCCGGCAGGCTGCGACGTCCTCTATCCGTTAGGATGTTCAGGTCTACCCAAGCGTCGGTCTCCTGCAGAGCCCGAGACAAGTCTGCGAGGTAGTCGTTGCAATTCAGCTTCTGCGCGAGCGGACGCAACGCGCGCTGAACGTAGATGCGTTCATAGACCGGCAGGATGAGGAGGAGCGTGATGAGTTCGTACATCACGTCCTCCACGGGGGGCGCCTTCTCGAACACGTCCTTGAGGGCGGTGAGGCATTGCATGCGACGTTTTATCAGCTGGGTTTCGGCTTTTACGGGATCGTCAGCGTAGTCCGCGTGACTGAGGACCCCCGCGAGTTCCAGTAGTCGTGACATATCAGCTCCCCCTCAAGGCGCGCTCGACTTCCGTCTGGGCGTCGTCCAAGCTCGTGTGGATTTTGATCCAGCTCTTGTGTGTCTGGACGTGCCGCATCAGATCGAAGAGGTAGTCCTTGGCGTTCGCCTCGTCGGCGTACTTCTTGAGCTGCGAAAGGACGCTGACGCGCATCTCATTCGGCAGATCTTCGAGGTACATGACGAAGTTCCCTGCCGTGACCTCGACGTCGGGTTGCAGGCTGAACATGTAGGTGAGGACGTTGACGTTGAGTTCGGTGATCTTTTCCTGCTCGGACTTGTTGAGGAGGAGCCGCACCGGCTTCCGCGCCATCTTCTTGTAGTTCAGCACCACGTCCTCCGCCCGGACGGCCGTGCGGTTGTCTTTGAGGTGCTCGACGAGCTGGGTACCCATGTGGATACCGACCGAGGCCGCGAAACGGCAGAGTGCGAACTCGTTGTCCAGCGGCTTGTTCATCTTCTCGAGCATGTAAGCATCGAGAGAGATGGTTTGCACCGTGGCCGGACACATGTACTGCTTGCCCTCTCCCTGCGCCTTCTTGTCGTACAGGTTCTTGGGGTACTGTACGATGAAGTCCAGGACGCCTTCGTGGCACGGACGGCTTTTGCCGTCGTCGAAGCACTGCCGGTCGCTCATGTGGAACTGATCGCTCGAAGCGTGCGCGACCCAGTCCTTGAACGACTCTAGCGCGAAAAACCACTTCAGACGGCGGCGAAGTGCAGCGTTGTTTTCGATCTGCGTGACAGCGTACTGCGCCGTTGCCGGGTTCATCAACGCGATGACGATGGCCTCGTCCGGGAGGACGTAGTTGAACATTCTCCGGTCTTCGATGAGCGAGAAGAACATGGCGATGCTGTGCTGGAGACCCTGGTTGATCTCCTCGAACAGCATGATGGACTTCTCGCCTTTCTTGGGGAACACCGACGGAACAAGAAGATCGAAGTAGCCTTCGGGCGAATCCTTGGTGCTCGGGATGCCGGTGCCCACGAGGCCGTAATGCGCGGTGCGGATGTCGTAGATGCTCGCGCCCTCTTCGCGGGCGATCTCCGCGATGATCTGGGACTTTCCGATGCCCGCTTCTCCGACGATGCAGATGGCGCCGCGGTGTTGTCGGGTCTTCCAGGTGAGCAGAATCTGGTCCTTGATCTCCGCGATGGTGGCGCGCGGGATGTCGTACTTGTCCGCGTAATGAAGTTTCTTACCTGCTTCTTCTTCTTGCCTGCCTCTTGCCATGCTGGTAACCTCTCTTTGTTATGAGCAACTCCCGCTCTACATCATTATCCGTCGTCGCTGAAGCCTGGATTCAGCTTGACGGAAAGGATTTTCGGTTAACGGACTGGCCGATGCACCGCGCCTTCTACGACGGGCGTTATCGACGAACTTTGTTTAAAACTGCGCGCCAGGTCGCGAAGTCTACTACGTTAGCGAATTTCTCCATCATCGAGTGCAGTCTTATACCACACTTCTCCACCATGTTTGTTAGCCCTTCCAAAGAGCAGACAACGCGATTTTCGAATACTCGTATCGGAAAGACTATGCGGTACTCTCCGATCATTAACGAACAGTTCTTACGTACAGATCTTGCAGACCGTGTTTTCCATAAACAGTTTACGAATGGTAGCGAGATGCTCTTTACCTACGGTTGTGATGATGCTGAGCGTTTACGTGGCCCGTCTACTGACCGCAATATGTATGACGAGGTTCAGGATATTCTTTACGACCCGGTCATCACAGTGGGTAATGAGACTATGGCCGAATCGGATTACGCTTTTGAGACTTACGCTGGAACTCCTAAGACGATGGAGAATACCATCCAATATCTCTGGGAGCTCAGTACCCGGAGTGAGTGGGTAATGAAGTGCGACGGGTGTGGTAGTCACGTTTTTGTGGATAGTGAAAAGTGCCTAGGTAAGTATGGACCAGTTTGTCCGAAGTGTAAGCACTACTTGAATCCGTTTACAGGTCAGTGGATCGACATGGTTCCCAGTAAGAAATTGCAGGGATTTCACATCAGTCAACCGATGATGCCCCGTAACGTTCCCTTAGCTATGCGTTCCGCTGGTAGGTCGAGTGCTGAGGTTAAACAGGCAGAGTTGCGCTGGGAGCGTATCCTGCAGAAGTTTGAAGAGACGCCCCTATCTACTTTCCGTAATGAGGTTCTGGGCGTCTCAGATGAGATTGGTAGTCGGCTCTTGTCGCAGGAGGAGCTCGAGTCGCTTTGTACGGGGGATCCTCTGCAACAGTTCCCAGATCGTAAAGCCCTTCAAGGAATTACGCAGATTGTCGCCGGAGCTGACTGGTCGGGGGGCGGCACGACAGGCGTCTCACGTACTGTTCTTTGGATCTGGGGTTGGCGTCCGGTTGACCAGAAACTCATAACCTTGTTTTACAAGGTATACCCTGGTACTAACCCGGTGACTGCCGTAGAAGAAATCGCGCTGGTCTGTAAGCAGTATCAAGTGTCGATGTTCTGTGGAGATGCTGGAGAGGGCGCGCTGGCTAACGACCTCATGCGTACTCATCTCGGGCATCACCGGGTAATCCAAGTGCAGTATGGGATGCAGGCTAAGGCACTTAAGTTCAATCAGGTAGACCGTTATACGGGTGATCGTACCACCCTGATCGATAATTACTTCATGATGCTGAAGCAAAAGAAAATAGAGTTTGGTCCCCTGGCGGAGATGCGTGTTGCTATCAACGACATCCTTAACGAGTACGAAGACGTTACACACACGGACCGAAAGGTGTGGCGCCACTCCCCGCAGAAGCCCGATGACTGTTTGCATGCGGGCCTCTTTGGGTGGTTGGCGTGGAAGATAATCAATAAAGACTTCAAATTCTGGCAAGAGTAGTGCTGCTATCCTTTCGCTGGGCGCTTACCAGCAGAGAGTGCCTCGTGTATGTAACACGAAACTCTCCGGCGTGTAGCACGCCGTAGGAGTGGGTTCTCCTTCCAGCACTGAAAAAGGTACTGCTGTGAGTCCCTGTAGCCCGGCCCTAGCCGAGGTTGATGTACAAGGTCCGATGAGTACATCATCCTCAGAGAGGGCTCGGGCTACCAGTGGATCTCAGGTATTGCTAGCGTAATGGAGTCACTTCCTCCGCTGCATGTCTCGAGCCGCGTGACAACGTAGTTGTAACGCGCCGAGCATGTCGGCGGAGGTATGTGAAGCCATTTGCCAAGCCAGCCGCAGTCGTTACCTGTTGGGA